TGGGATTCTAATTGCTTTTTTAATAGTTGCCAGGTAGGACTTTGTTTGATCTTGTCCAATCCTTGATCAAATAGATTTAGGTCTTCGATATCTAAATTGTTATCCTTAACCCACAATAGGAATTCATTCCAGTCACGACTATTATTAACATAGCAACAAGGTCTTAGATATCCATCGGGTCCTAGAAATACATTATGCTTTTTATGCATCAAACATCTGGGATATAGTTTTACTTTTGATTCCATAATTCTAATTCTTCTGGGAATAGGTATTGTTGTATATTTGGAGTTGTTTTAGGATATGGTTTCCAACGTGTACTCCTACGAGCTTCAAAGCTATCAAACCCCCATTCCTTTGCTAGTTCTCTGGCTTTATCTGTTTGATGCTGATTGTAAGGGAATTCAATCCACTTCCATAATGTGTATGGTCTGCGTTCCTCTGGCATAGCCAATATGGTTTGCATTGCATAAGCTATATGTTTCCAATTACTACGAATACGATATATGCTATTTGTATCTCGTAATCCATCTACACTAAAAGTCCAGGTTGTATAACTTAAATCTAGTTCAGCTAATTGTTTCCACAATTCTGGCTTGGTATTACTTGCATTTGTTTCTATGAATACAGTTTTACCTTTGCTATTATAATAGTCTAAGATCTCTACTATGTTCGGGTGATATATGGGATCTCCATAACAACCCACAAACAGATACTCTTTGAAATCTGTATTATCAGCAACCCATTTAACTTTGTCCAATGGCATATGTCCTGTATTCCATTCTGACTTGAGGTCCTTTTGATAGTTACGTCGACAGCCAGGGCAACCTAACGTACAAGCAGTGGTTAATTCTATTTCAATGTTATTTGTTAGCATTTAGCTCTTTCCATATTTTATCAAATGCCTTAGTACCCAATGCATCTTGTGGGTGGTGTTCGTCTCGCCAATCTTCCTCTTTGGTAGACAATCTAATGCACTCAGACAAGTAATCTAATTCAGTAAATGTGATACCACTTTCTTACGATCAGCAGAAAGTAGACCAGATGTAACATAACTAACTGAATCATTAGAAAGTTTTACACCAGATGTTTGTTGACCTGGTTTTTCTTGATAGATGTAATATTCATCTACAGATTCAACTAAGTTTGCTCCTGTCACAGGGTCTTTCTTTTTCTTTACTTGTTTTACCTTACGAACCTTTGCTGAATCAATAGGACGAATTTCCTGAATACCAGCTTTTAAATTAGATTCATTTACAACAAGATGATGATATAAACGGCCATCAATATACCAACGTTTAAACATGTCGTGGCCGTTATTAGTAAAGTCTAACATTGAAACAACATTGTCAAACTCTTCTGTAATTCCTTTTTTAATCGAATCAGATATTTCAACTTTATCGAGAACAATAGAAATGGGCTGTTCTTGTTCTTGAGCAGAAATCGCTTCGTTAATAATATCTTCGATAGCGGCATCAACTTCAGGGTGAGTTGAAATGCCCCGGTATTTCATAATAAGCTGATGATTATCTTTCGAATCATCTCCATCAATATTAAGATATTGACCGTAATGAGAACCAGACGCAGTTACGTATCCAGCACCATCGTCATCTTGACGAGGCACAATAGACTGTAACTTTTTGTCTTCTTCTTTTTGATTGGCTCTTCGAATCTCAAAGCCAAATATTTTTAATGCGTTGTTATCGGCCATATTTCACCTAAAAAGTGTAGGAGGGGCGTTGCCGCCCCTCAAAATAATATTAAGAAGTTGTATTGGATGTCCAGTACTGATACGTAAACTCAACCGCAAATTCTTCGATCTGATCGTTTGCATCGTATGCAAGATCGATTGGAGAAACTGCTGTTGGGAATGACGCAATAAAGTTATATGTCTTAAGAATATTCTCATCTTTATCAAGCTGATCTACTTTTAGATCTGCCTGATAATCTGTAGGATTCACAAGACCAGTATTCAATGTGTGAGCATTGATACCATTCATCCAACGTTCCATTGAATCGCGAATAGTGAAATTAGTATCGTTAATAATTGTCACCGTCCATGGTTCAAATACACGATCGCCAGCCATTTGCAACTGTCTGCCTCTGAAAGGAACAGTCATAGCAGGAATCGTAGAACCAGGAAGCTGAGCTGCTCTACACATGAATGAAGTCAACTCAACATCGCCACCCGCATATGCAGGGAAGTTCAATGTTACTTTAAAGAGATTGGGGCGTGCACCGCCACCAGTCAATTTTGCTTTAAAATCGTCTACGCCTAAAATAGCCATTTACTTACTCCTTATACCCCAGCGATTTCACTGAAGTCAACGCCAGTACGTACATCCACGAGGTAAAGAGTAACAACGTCGATTGAGCGTGCCGGTATAACCAGGAAAATAGCGACAGACGCACATCTATCTATAACAGCGCCCGTGTTGTTTGTTTCGTCACAAATGACACGGAAATCTGTAATACCACGACGACCTTTGATGTCACGAAGGAATGGCTCAACAACACCAACGAATTCCGCTCTTGTGAACTCATCGTTGAACTCGAACATTACGTTACGAGCTGCAATTGAGATTGCTCTTTCGATCGTCAAGAACAAACGACGTACGTTAATACGATCGAATGCAGAAGGTCTTGCAAGTTTTGTCTTATCACCGAACAACAATAGACCTTGACCTGGAATATTCGCAATTGGGTTTACACCATTACGATATAGTACATCTCTCTGTGCTTTGTTTGGAGAGTATGCTAGACCAGTTACGCCAAGATATTGACCACGACGTGGACCAGCTGGTGAGAACCATGTTGCCGCAGTTACGTCAGTAGCTGCCATGATACCCGCAGTTGATGAGTTAGCCGGGATAAAAATAAACTCGTCGTTATATTTATCATAGACTTTTAGATAGTTGTTATCAACTACTAGATAAGAAGACGATGTGAATGTTGAAGCAGTTGCAACCGCATTCGTATTTGCGTTAGACGCAGTAGCGCCAACAATATCATCTCTTGCAGGAGAAGCAACAACCACACAGTCTTTACGCTGACCTTGAGCAATACTTACTAGATCGTTAACAATCGTAGTTGTATCGGTACGAGATGTCATTTGAGGTGCGATCATAAGATCTACCTGAATGTTATCTTTGTCTTCAAACTGATCGAAACCTGTGATATAGTCACCTACATCCATGTTTTCAGACTCGTCACCACCTTCTAGGTCGTAGTTTTTAGCATCTAGTACTGGAGCTGAAAGCTGGAAGTCAACGCCTGAATCAGCATCGTCGCCAGCATTTGCAACAGTATAATCAGAATCAAATCCAGCCATCCAGATATATTCTGATTTTCTATTGATGACGTCTCTTACAAAGTTTGTAGAACCGTCTGAAGTTTTTGCGTTAGCAGCCAAAGAAACAAATGGATATGTTTCTAGAACTGTACCTTTTGTGCCAGTGAACTTACCACCAACATCGACGATAGCTACGTGAACTTCGTCGTTTTCTGCGTTTAGGCCTTCAGCATAAGATGAAGTACCAGGTGCAGCATCAAAGTTATCTTTATATGTCCAACCGTCAAATGCTGAATCAGCACCTTGTTGTGGACATAGAGATACTCTCAAGCTATTACCAAGTTCGCCTGGCCATTTAGCAATGAAAGTATGCTGATCCGAATCAAAGCCAGACAACGCGTTATCGAAATCGTCTGCGTCTTTGATACGAACATTTAAACCACTAGAAGCTTCTGCTTGGTTATACGCATTATAGCCATCGCTATCGCCTAAAACGCGAACAACTTGCAGAGCATTTGTGTACTTAAGAAAGTACGCTGCTGAATGATAGTCAACAGCATTTGCAGATGTAGGTGTACCAAAAGTAGCAGCCAACTCAGCTTCGTTTGAAATAAGAGTTGCTTGTTCTACAGGGCCCCATCTGAAGTTACCGACAAAAGCACCAGTTGAAGAGGAAACCGCTGGCACAACACCAGATGCGTCTACCTCTCTTACCGTAATTGCCGGAGATTCTGAAAATGCCATGATTTTTTCCTCTCGAAAATTAAATTATATGCGGGTCCATAATACGAATATTCACTTGATAGTATT